CCGGGAACAGAAAATGACTGGACGCCAGAAATGGCTCCAAAAATGTCAGCGTATGTCCCCTTCTGCTGAGCAGACTGCTGAACAACGCGCAACTTAACGGCGTAATTCACAAGAGGCTCAAGGTCGCCCGTATATTCATCAAGGTCACGACCAGAAACCTGCTCAACGTAGACCCACGCAAGCGCAATCTCTGCGGTGAGAGGGTCATCCCCAGAAGACGGGGCCGGGAGCGAGAACGTCCCGGCCCAGTCAATCCGGGTGTCAGCCCGGAGGGTTGCTGCCGTTGGCTTATCCACAAACCCTCCTTGGGCTAACTACTTAATAGGGTGCTCAACCGCCTTCTTCGACCCATCGTTGAAAACAACCGTCAAGACGGCCTTCTCAAGAATCGGGTCGCCGTCAACGTCAAGCGGGGCACGAAACCCATATCCAGCAATGTCAGAAACATCACACTTAATGGTGTCCGCTGCGTCACGCGCACTGAACTGCTCCTTAGTACGAGCAACGCGAGGCCACACAGAAGCCTTCCTGTGGAGGGGGAGAGGGGTGGACGCCTCCTGCGAGGCGTCCACGACCTTCTCATCCACCTTAAGAGTCTTCTTGGGCGGCATTAAGCGACCGCCGACTTCACGGCACCGCGCCAGTCAATAATCGCGGTTCCCCACTCGTGGCGGACCTTGTACTCAATGGTGTCAAACTCCATCGAATACGGGTCGTTACCACCAAGCACAAGACGCATACCGGGGTCCTTCAGCATGGTCTGCGGCTCGCGCTGACCATTCAGGAACCCGACACCCAGCACCGGAGCGTCCGCCGGGTTGGCGAACAGATACCAGTCGTTGGCGTCAGTGAAGTAGCGGTCAACGATGTAATCAACGTAACCGCGCATGACGTTCGCGTTACCCTCACCGTAAGCGGGGGTACTAGCGGCACCCTGAATCGTAATCTCAACCGAATTCAGGATACGACGGGCGGTAATCTCAAGACCACCCGGAATCACCAGCATATCGGCAGCAACCATAATCGGGTTACCGTTGTCATCCGTCTGCTGGTTCATCAGAAGAGCAGCAGACGCCAGCGACGACTCCGACAGCGCACCCGAAAGAAGGTTGCTGTGGTCGGCGTGGAAAAGCGCGGTGCCATCGTAAGCGTTGCCGTTGCCCTCAAGCGCAGCCACAACCGAACGGTTGAGGGTGCGGGCAGCAGCGCGGCCAAGGCGACCCGGCGTGTCCCGAAGGAGGCCAAGGTCGTCGTTGATGAGCGCCTTACGCGAAATGCTGAACAGACGGCCATAGGTCGAAACCGTCATGGTCGGTCCAACACGCTCGCTAATCTGCGAGTCCTTGTACTCGCCACCCTCATCGAAGGGCAGGAGGTCCTGACCCTCAGTGAGGCCGTACATCGAAAGCGGCTTAAAGTCCGGCACGTTGTACGAGGTGGTGTAGCGGTTCCAGTAGGCAGGAGCCTCCCGGTAAACCTTCATCAGTCGCTTGCCGACGACGTTGTTGAGGTAGTTAGCGAAATCGGTCGAAGAACCGCTCTCGCGCAACTCAGCAGCGTTGTCGCTCTCGGCCCAATCAAGGTACGCCTCAAAAAGGCGGACCTCACGGGGCCACGAACCAGTACGCATTATTCGTTACTCCTTCCGTGTCCCCGCGACTACGAAGCCGCGTCGTTCTGATGGGCCAGAATGACCCACATCTTTCCAGAAGCAGGCTCCTTCAAGTAGGTGCCCGTGTCGCTGGCACCCGGCACAGCCGAAACCTTGCCAAAGATGCGCTTACCGGCAGCCGCAGAAAGCGTCAAAGCGCCGGTAGCGTCAGTGATGTACACCGTCGAACCCTGAACAGACGAACTCACGAAGTCAACCTCGTGCTCGCCGGTAATGTGCAGCGAGTACGACCCGCCAATGGCGGCAGTGTTGGCAACAATGCCGTGAAAGCCGCCCTCAACCTTCGGGCTACCAGCAGTGACCGCCGCTGCCGCAGACTTAATGCGGACGACGCTACCGGTGCCACGGTAATTCTTAGCCATGTGTGGCTACCCCTTCCTGTCTAGTCCAGACCCAACTCAGAGAGCAGGGCGGTATGTGCGCCAGCCTGCGAGGGCTGACCCTTATCGCCATCGTCGTCACTGTCGGCCTCAACCAGCAGCGAGGGGCCAAGGCCCTGCACGCCGCGACCGGTGACCGACGACAACTCCGCACGCTTCTCCTTGATGGACTCGGTAAGCGCCTCACGAAGGTCGTCGGCACCACCATCAAAGTCCTGAAGAGTCTTGCGAATGGCCTGCTGCGAGAGCGCGGGAAGACCCGACTCCGCAAGAACATCGTGTGCAATCAGGCGGTTCTCACGAACACGCTCACGCGCCTCGTACTTCGCCTCAATTGCCTGCGCGGCCTCAAGCACAATCTGCTTCACCTCGTCATAGGTGAAGTAGTCGCTCTCAGCAACGCCAACCAGTTCCGGCTCGGGAGCCTCAACGTCGTCGGTGTCCACATCAGAGTCGCCATGCGGCTCCGTGTCGTCCTCGTCGTCGTGCTCGTCAGCAGGCTCCGGGGCATCGCCCTCGTCAGCCTCCACAGCGACCGGCTCAGTCTCCTGCTCGTCGTCCTCAGCCTCAATCTCAGCCATAAGCGACGCCTCCAACTCTTCAAGAGTCTTAAAAACGTCTGCCTCAAAGGCATCAATCAAGTCAGGACGGTGCTCGGCAATGTCCTCCTTGGACAAAGCCTCCCAATCAATAGACACTTCCTCATCCCCCTGTCCATAGTGCGACTCTAGGAAGCCAACAATTCGACCCCCCGCACCAGCCTGAGCAACCCAGTCCACTGAGTGGCACTGAGTAATTGACTCAACCATGTGCGCGGGCTTGCCATCAGGTCCAACACCGGGGCGTGTGCGCCCAACAGCGTTGATTGAGACCCCGACAAGTTCAGGGTCGTTCTTCACCAAATCCCAGAGCCAAGGGGCGGCAATGCGAACACGCGCCTGAATAGAGCCATTACCGCTCGGCCCACCATCAGGCTGCCACCACGCCTCCTTAATGCTGCCCGTAAGGTCACGGACAGAGCGAGGAAGGCCCTGCATTTTACGCTCCACCTCCGGTGAGAGGTGGTCAGCGAACATCTGCGCACCGACAAAAATGTCGGGACTCTGCGAGAGCATCGCTGCCTCATAAAGCCGCCGGTCACGACTGTTACCAAGGCCAGCCTCAATAACGTCAATCACGACTTCGCGCTTATCCGAATCAGTGGCGACGACACGCGCCGACTCACGGATTTGGTTATGTCCACTGTCCATATTCTGCTCCGCAGTTGTGTTGGTAAGCAGATTTTGCGTTCCAATGGTATATGACATTAAGCATTTACCATAGTCATACATTGTCCAAGTTAATGACCTCGTTTACCAAGTCGTTAATGAACGACTCACGGGTCTTCTTCTTGGTCGTCTTCTTCTTCTTCGGCTTGGCAATACCCTTCTTGCGAGCCTCGCGGTCGCGGATATCTGCCATCTTCTTCTTAGTTGCTGC